CTGGTACGGATGATTTGGGCTGAAAATAAGGCCCAGAGACTTCTGTGTCCTTTTCATTAGTCCCACCCGGTCAGACCGGGAGGCTTATTCGCTGTCAATATGGATTTAGTTTTGGGGAAGTCTCCCGAAAGGACTGGCCTTATCCGCCGGTTCCTAGGGAGGGCTTCAGGGTCTTTAGGGTACTTCCGTCACCGGTTAATAAAATTCCGGTACAGGTATCCTTGGGATGCACCGTTGAGGGGTATTCTTTGCCTTTCCCAGATCTACAGGACAGGGATACAGCTCTTGCGGGAGTGATCAAGAGGGTGGGTTGGAAGCATCCCGCCGGTAATAGGAAGATTTTGAGAATGTTCTCACGTTTTGTAGGGAAATATGTAAGGAAACACATGAAACCTTTGCCTGCCGAGTCAGACACTTCAATCGAACATTGGTTGGAGGGGACTAACTATTCGGCGGGCCAGAAACAACAGTTACGCGACAAATGGGCCAGAGTTGAGAATGAACACAGTGTTAGGTACAAAAAAGCAAAATGTTTTGTCAAGCCAGAAAATTACCCCGAGTTTAAACCAGCTAGGGGCATCTACTCAACAACTGACGAATTCAAATGTGCAGTAGGACCGATCTTCAAACTCATTGAGAAAGAAGTTTACAAACTACCAAATTTCATCAAAAATGTTCCAAAGTATGACAGACCGAGGTGGATTAAAAACCTACTTCAAGGGGATGGGTACATCATGGCAACAGATTATAGTGCGTTTGAATCGCACTTTAAGAAGAGGATGATGGAGGCGTGTGAATTTCAACTTTATTCATACATGACCAAGAATTTAGATAGGCATGTGGAATTTATGAAACATCTCGAGACCTTGAGTGGAGACAGATACTGTATTTTTAAATACTTTAGTTTGATGATGGAGGCTTGCCGTTTGTCGGGCGAAATGAATACATCGCTGGGCAATGGATTCAGCAATCTTATGTTTGCGGAATTCGTTGCTTGGCTGCACGGATGTAAAATAGTAATTGCAATAGAGGGGGATGACGGACTGGCTCGGGTCAGCGGGTG